TCTTAAAGGATTTGTGTCCCATAATGTACAATGAGTTTTTTCGTCACTTCCTGTGTATGTGCGGCCAGCAGAGTAAGCCATAGATGATATTGCTAAACTAAGCGTAATGCTTATTAACCCAATCAACTTCACCTAATAACTCCTCTGGGTTAGGAACTCCGTGAAATACACACACTTTTCCGCCTTTAGGAATTCTAGAACCGAACATTTGAGAACGGTCACCTGCGTGTTTACCTCTAGCAACACCTTTTTTGTAGGACCACAGCCATTCATCAGGAAAAACATTAAGAAAATTAGGATAGTGGTTGACGTAATGTGATGTAACATTTTGGTCGCCAAAGAAGTGTACTTGCTTTTGGTAGTTGTGCCAAAGCTTTCTATTATTTATATAATGTTTATATATTCCTTCACTTTGTTTAGAATTAAATCTAAGAACAGATGAATTATATTCTTTACCAGGTAGTATTCCGTTATCTGGTCTAATAAAATCTCTAGTAATACCAAACGAAGGGTGATTAAAAAAACAATCGATGTTATCAACAATAACAACATCAAGATCAAAATATAAATATTCCCCATCTGGAAGCACACCAGGTTTATACATCTGAAGTTTATTCCACCAACCAACCTCATCAGTGTTTAATTCTACTGTAGTATAATACGTGTACTTACTATATCTATCAATTTGATCGGTTAACACATAAAAATTAAATGGCTTAGTAGTATTGCGTTTTACCATATTATAAAGTCTGTGTGTGTATTCTACACCATACTTAGTACCCCAATTTACACATACAACATTATTCATTTCTTATCCTTGTAGCTGTTATATTTTCTATATCAGCATTAAATCTAATTTTTTCTATCTTATAACCCACGTCTCTACCATAACAAATATTTGTAATATTAGGTACACTAATAATAGTAAAACTTTCTGTTGTAATATTTTCTACAGCAAGTTTTTCTACGATTTGCATAACTCTGTCTTCAATAGAATATGGATTGTCAGAATCCGTATATGTGGTTCTTAACATAATAACCACTTGACCGGTTTTTTTTAACGCTTCTTTAAATAAAGCAGTATGACCATCATGCCAAGGTTGAAAACGACCAAGCATTTGAGCTGTAGGTTTACCCCAATCAAAAGCCATTATAACCTCTCTGTAGGTTTGCCTTCTTTATGAAGAACGTAATTTTTTACCACTTTAACTAATTCTGTGTGTGTATTATTAAACCATTTTTTAACATGATAGTTATAACTACTTGGTTTTTCAAAAACTGTGTTTGTGTCTTCATACTCGCTTTTTTCTACAGTATCCATCCACACTATGTAATCAGCTTTAAACCAATCTCTAGTAGTTTGCGTAGGGCAAACAAAATCTGCTACTACAATTTTACCAGCCATTACAACCCCATCTGCTAAATGACACATACGAAGAGCTTGTCTTAATCTACCTTTAGGGGTAAAATCCCAATCTTGATATCTATTACGAATATCATCTGCGTTTAAATGTACAGCACCAATAAGTTCAGCAAACGGTTTTGCTAAAGTTGTTTTTCCACTACCTGGTAAACCACAGATTAAAATTTTCATAGTTATTTTGTTTCATTATAACCAACAGATTCTCTAACTATATCTTTTTCAGGAAATTCTGCCCAATATAGTTCATACGCTACCGCGTCTTCTAAACATTCAAACTGATGTTGTACACCAGGTTTGACTTTTGTATATTCCCCAGGACCTAAAACAGTTTCGTCTACAAGATCATAATCATTTTGCCATACACGAATTAATAATTTACCTGATTCTACAAAAAAACCATTCCATTTGTATTCATGTAAATGTTTTGAACACACACCGCCAGCTTTAGTTTCAATTCTATGAAACTCTAATACACCATTACGTTCAACTAATTCTGTAGTTCCCCACACTTTACCTGCAATCATAATATACCTCTATGCTTTGTAAATTCTATCTTTATTAAACTTTTTAATTTCTTTATAACCAAACTGTGCTAAAAACCTACCTATTGGAAGTGATATATCTCTACCATCACTTTTAGTTTCAATTAATAAAGTTGGTTTAAATTTTTCTAAAGTATTAACTGCACCTTTAAGAACTTCAATCTCATAACCTTGAATATCAATTTTAATAAAATCTGGTTCTAATCCAAAAGAATCTAGTGTCTTAATATCTATAGAAAATGATCTCATTGGTTCTGTTTTATTTTCAAAATCAACAATAGACCAACTCCCACATGAATTAATTCTTTCAGGTAATAAAATTGTTTCTTGTTTTTCTTCTTCTCCTAAACCATTTGTATAAATGGTAACATTATTTAAATCTTCTGTATTGTAATGTAAACAAGAATAATTTTCTGGTACAGGTTCAAAAGTGTAAACATGCTCAAAAACTTCAGCATATCTTCTTGCCATTAAACCAATATTACCTCCAATGTCAATAGCAACTTTTTTAATTGGTGTATTACTAAAGACTGTTGAATCGCATTTAGTTTGATAAGAATTTTTCATCCCCTCACTAATAGTAGGATGAAAATGATCACAATAAAGAGGTAAAGTCCATCCTTTGTAATTTTGTAATTTATCTTTTTGTAAAAATGTAGTCATGATTTTGTAAATTATCCACTTCTCTTAAATTATAACCCCAATTCTCTAAAATTTCTTGAGAATTGTTATCTTCAGTATTAATTTCTACACACAACACAGGCCAGTTTCTTTTTATGGTTTGTTCTGCGCCTAGTAAAACTTTTGGTTCGTATCCTTCAACATCCATTTTAATAAAACCCACATTTTCTAATTCGTACGAATCTAAAGTTTTTATAATAACAGATTTATTACCTATACCTTTAATTCTTCCTGCAGACACACTAGTATAAGTGGTGTATTCTTTTTCACCTAAACCTACATTATGAAAACAAAATTTATTAGTAGGAAGATATTTAAGTTTTCTTACATGAGCTGATTTAGATCTATAGTCCCATCCATATACAAAATCAAAATCTAAAACCATATGTTTAGCAAAATCACCTCTTCTGCACCCTATATCTAAACCTATTTTATAATTTTCTATGTATTTTTTACAAATATTATAAGTGTTTAACCATACATCAGTCATTAAGTTTACTTTCTATTGTATCATATACTCTTTTTACAGTCATCCAAGAATTTGCTATTTTACAATGATCACATTCAAATTGTCTACCACATGGAGTTTCTGGATGATCATATACTATTTCAGTATTATTATCATATTTCATAGAGTTTATATCTGTTAGTCCTCCATATAAAATAACACCTGGAACTTTAAAACCACCCATTGCATGCATTAAACCACCTTCATAAGAAACAAACAACTTAGCTTTACTTATTACACCAAATGCTACTCTTACATTATTAATGTGAATATTTTGTGCATAAGGTAAATCTTCTAAATCAACTGTAGGTTTAATTCTTACAATTTTAAAATTTAACTTACTCAGTCTTTCACTTAACTCTGACCATTTATGCCAACCCCAATTTTTATTATTTTTAAAAACATCTTTTTTAAAATCAGGATTAATTATAATAAACCTGTGTAAATTATTATAAATTATTTGATCTTTAATAAGCTGGTGCTCTTCTTTTGTAAATCTTAACTTAAATGGAATAGGATTATATTTTTTGTATTTTATAAATTTACCTCTTCCTTTTTCATCATCAGCTAGCTCTTCCATGTAATGATTATACCTACCATTACTAGGCTTAATACTTAAAGAGTAGCAATCTTCTCTAGAGTCTTTAGTAATAAATTCTACATTATTGTACATTGGAGACCATTTATGGTCTGGTAAAGGTCTTACTGAGCCATTACTTCTTGGCATAACCGGAAATATTTTTTTACCCGTGTCTTTAAATATTTTCTCAGCTTCACCAAGAAACATTAAATCATCACCTAGTCCCATAAATCTACAATCTTTTTAATATCGATTAGTATTTTTCTCATATTTTTTAGTTCGACCATGTTTGGTCCATCTGATGGTGCGTCATCAGGCTCTGGGTGCGTTTCCATAAAGAAATTTCTGACGCCAACTGCTGCTGCTGCTCTCGCAAGTGTTGAAACGTATTTTCTATTTCCGCCCGACGATGTACCATTTCCTCCAGGTTTTTGTACACTATGCGTTGCATCAAATACCACTGATGCATCAGGAAAAGTATCCAACATATATTTAACACCAGTGAAATCATTAACAAGTGTATTATATCCAAAACTAGTACCTCTCTCAGTTAACCATATTTCTTTAGCACGATTTGTTTTACTCCAAATTCCAACAACATCCCAAGGTGCTAAAAATTGACCTTTTTTAATATTAACAATTTTACCTGATGCACAAGCTTCTAAAATAAGATCAGTTTGTCTACACAAAAAAGCAGGAATTTGAATAATATCAATAACATCATTATATTTTGTTACAATATCATTAATATGCCATTTTTCATGAACATCTGTAAGAAATTTTACATCAGGAAACATTATTTTTATATTTCTAAAATCTTTCATAGTTTCATGAAAACCAATACCTCTTTTACCTTTAAGAGAAGTTCTATTTGCTTTATCAAACGAAGCTTTAAAAACATATTCAATACCTAAATCATTACACATCAAATAAAGTTGTTTACAGATATCTAATGATTTATTATAATCTTCGTGTTGACAAGGTCCTGCTATTAATCTCATCGTCTTTCAATATCCAATTCTGTTAGTTCATCACCAAACCATGTTTCAATAATTTTAGCTGGTTCTTTACCTTTGTTAATAGCTTTGTGCCAAACCATTTCACCAATATCAAAACTCTGTGTAGGAATAATAAGATCGTTTCTCTTAACCCCCATCCATTCAGTATTCATACTTACTTGACCTTGAACTACATGCCAATGTTCTGATCTCTTTGAATGTCTTTGATCTGATAACGATTTACCAGGAAGGATTGTAAGTTCTTTTACTGCCCAACCTTCTCCTTCATCTAAAACTCTATACCATCCCCAAGGACGTTCTGTTTTAGGTGCTTTCCAATCTTCTAATATCCAAGACGAACTATTAGCTTTGTTCTTACCACCTACTGCAAATTTAAAGTCAACGTCAAATTCAAAATTCATTTCCATTTCGGGGATGTTAGTTTTAGTACGATCACCACCATTCATAAAGATCAACTGACTATCAGGAAACATTGCAGCAGCTCTCTCGATAAGATCACTTGCTGTGTCATCTGTATCATCAAAATCTGTGGCATAATTTACATCATGCAACGCTTTAATTATACGAATTCTTTCTTCAAACGGCATAAAAAATCTATTTTTTTTACGAGCTAACCATTCATCTGAATTAACACCTACTAATAAAAAGTCACAATGGCTTTTTGCAGCTTTAATATAACTAATATGACCTGAGTGAATTGGGTCGAACCCACCCGAAATAATACCTATCCTCATAGTCCAAACATCTCCTTTATTTCTTGTTTCCATAATTCACTATAAGAACAATTACTATATTCTTTAAACCATGGACCACCATCTGTGTAATGAATTAGTATTGGTTGCTCTTCTTCGAAATCGTAGTACCCAGCTAAAAAATTAAATTTAGGTGGAAGAGAACCTATTTTATCGTCTGCCCATAACATTCTATGTAAATACATAGGTGTTTCTGTGTTAACAATATCTGGTGTAAGCATTTTACATTTAGAATTGTTAAACAACATAACAGAAGACCAGTTTTTTCTAGGATAGACATGTTGCATTTGACCGTCCATTTTCATTTTAGATTTAGGACTATAATCATGTTTTACACATGATACAGGATTAGTAAGAGCATCTTGAAATTCTAACACAAACTCCAGATCATTTAAACACACCATATCACAATCCATAAACAAAGAATAACCTTTATACCCGCTAAGAAAGGGAACTAAAAATCTAGAGATTGTAAATTCTGTAGAACCTTTTTTATCATCTTCTCTTGTATAGATACCTTTTTCTCTAAGTTCATACAATTTTAGAGGATAGACTTCTATATTTGGATTATGTTTAAGAATAGAATGCTTAGCTACTTCGTAAGCAATATCTTCTCTACTATCCCAACCTATAAACACTTTTAAATTTGCTGGCATTTACTATTCTCCATTATAGTTGCCCAAGCATAAGGTAGTTCATTTCTGTCAAAAGAAGACCATGTTATATTATCAAATATACTCATTCTTTCGGGTTCAATTTTCATAGCATCAGTTTCTAAATCTTCTAATTTTTTAGAAGCCATTTTAGCTGGGCACCAACCTAAACTTATAGTAGGTATACCCTGCCTAGTTGCTTCTAAAGCTATAGCTGAACCCCATGTAACAACACAATAAGCATTATCCAATTGCTCTTGTAAAGGTCTAGCTAGTCTACCTTTCGCAGGTTTTGCTCTAACTATTATATTCTTATCTGTATAAATGTTCACGTTATTTGCAATAAAGTTTAAAAAATCTCTTTGATTAAAAGTATCCATATAAGGCGGAGAGGGGGGTAATACAAGAATTGAGCTTCCTTGACCCCCTCTCCATGGCAGTAGTTGCGTGCCATGTTCAAATCTTTTACCTGGTCTAAAAGTAGTAGGAGCTGTACCGTTCATTGTAACTCTTTTATATTTGCCAAGATAACCATTATCCATATACATCCAAG